AACTACTGTTAGTGGAGCCACAAATGAGCATGTATTAACTAAAGATACTGCAACAGGAAATGCTATATGGAAATCTATACCAGCCAGCACTCCTAGCCTTGAATATTTAAATGCAGTTTGTACAACCACTATTATTACTGCAGCAACAGACGGAGAAGCAAATGCTGTTGTAATTCCTTTTGATACAGAACAAGCTACTTCAGGAACAGGTCTTATTTCATTAGGATCTGGAGCTTCAGTTAATGCTATTACTATGACTCACGATGGAGTATATAAACTTGATTGGAATGTAGCAACAAATACTAGTGTTATTAATAATAGAATCTTAGGCGGAATAAAATTAGAAAAAGGAACATGTAGTGGGGGGTCTTATACTTGGGCAGATTTTAGTCCAACCCATGGGTATATATATGACAGAGGTAATGGATCAGTAAGAAAAGGATCAACTGCTGGTTCTATTATAGTTGAGCATACAGTTGGTACTTGTAGTCCTATTTATAGATTAGTTCTATGGAGAGAGGCTGCATCAAATGCGTCTTCAAAATTAATAACTGTGATTAATGGAACACAAATAAACATAATAAAATTAGCTTAATGAATACAAAAGTTAGGTACATGACAATTACAGATAATCTTGATACTAAAATAGATTTTAAATTTAAACCTATTTTATCACTTACTATAGTTAATACTAGTTTAGCTGGTGCTGTGAATTTTGATTTATTTCTTCAACAAGGATACGGAGCAACTCCTAATATAATTTATTTAAATAGAGGATTACAAATACCGATGACTATATCATTAACCCTTGATGCTGATAATTTATCTTTAGTGGATTATGAAAACTATCAGTTATATATAAAATCTAATTCAGCTACTGGAGATTTAAATTTAATTATAAGACAATGAATCATTTTCAAATAGTACCAAATTTTGTTAATACTAGAGAATTCTCTTGTGAGGCTAAGAATTTTATAAAAAATGGTTATTATACTAATTCGCCTCAAGGTACGTATGCGTATAGAGAATATTGGGATGAGCAGACTCGTAGATGTATGGATGGTTATGAAATAGGAGGGGTTAGAATTACAGGTGCTCATTATTTCTATCTAAACTTTACCCAAATAAAAGCTACAGTAAAGCAAGGTAAAATAGAGAGAAAAATTCTAACCTTCCCTTCTTTTTTAGATATGGATTATTATTACTTTATGGAAGTAGAATTAGCCAGACAGAATGGCCAAGGGGTGATTGTAGCAAAAGCCCGTCGAAAAGGATTTTCATATAAGAATGGTGCATTGTGTGTATATCAATATAATTTCTATAGAGATTCAACAAGTATAATTGGAGCATATCTACAAGCATACTCTGGTGCTACAATGAGTATGGCATTTGAAATGTTAAACTTTATAAACAAACATACAGCATGGGCAAAGCGTAGGAATCCAGATAGAAGAGATTTTGTAAAGGCAAGATTTAAAGAAGTGGTAGATGGTAAAGAAATATGGAATGGATATAATAGTGAAATTTTTACATTAACATTTAAAGATAACTTCTCAGCGGCTATTGGTAAAACAGCAGATCTAATGTTATTTGAAGAGGCTGGAAAATTTCCTAACCTAATAAATGCATATATGGTAACAGCCCCGGTATTTAGGGATGGTAATGTTATGATTGGTATGCCATTAATATTTGGTACAGGGGGTGATATGGATGGTGGATCAAATGATTTTGCAGAAATGTTTTATAACCCAGAAAAGTATTGGTTAAGGCCTTATGAAAATATCTGGGATGAAGGAGGTCTTGGTACTAATGCTGGATTCTTTATTGATGATATGTGGTATAAACCCGGAAAGGTAACTATGCCTGATACAGGTGAGGTAGTAAAGATGGTTGATGAAGACGGGAACTCCAATAGAGAAGCGGCGGAAGCATTTCTAGATCAGGAGCGAGCTATTTTAAAAACTACAGATTCGAGATCTACTTGGGAAAAATATATTACTCAGTCACCAAAGACACCAAGAGAAGCATTCTTAAAAACAAGTGGAAATATATTTCCTACTATTGAATTAAATTCGTGGCTTGCTGAAATAGAAGTTACAAAGAAAGCTCAAGATATGTCTATGATAGGAGAGTTATTTTGGGAAAAAGATCAAGTAAAATGGATGCCTAACTTTGATTTAAAACCTATTAATAAGTTTCCATTAAAACCTAATGAAGATAAAACAGGATGTATTGTTATATGGGAACACCCTTATAGAGACGCTTCAGGTACAAGTCCTTATGGATTATATATAGCAGGAACTGACCCTTATGATCAGGATAGCTCAACAACAAGTTCATTGGGAAGTACTTTTATATATAAGACATTCCAAAAATTTGATAAGACATATAATTTACCAGTAGCTGAATATACAGGTAGGCCAGAAACCGCAAAAGAATATTATGAGAATATAAGAAAACTTCTCACATATTATAATGCGCAAACCTTATATGAAAATAATTTAAAAGGTTTGAAAATCTACTTTGAGCAAAAGAAATGTTTACACCTACTTAAGGCTCAACCAAGTATATTAAAAGATATTGTTAATAGAACAACAGTAGCGAGAGGGTATGGTGTTCACATGAGTGAGCCAATAAAAGTACAAGCAGAAATTTATTTAAGAGATTGGCTTTTAGAAAAGAAAGGCGATGGAGAAGATGGTAATGATAAATTAAATTTACATTCTATTCTTTCTATTCCCTTATTAAAAGAATTAATTTCATATGATAAGGACGGGAATTTTGACCGCGCTATAGCATTTATGTTATGTATTTTACATACCCATGAGAATTATAATATAGATTTAGAAGCTCAATATGATTATGGGATGGGAGATAAGTTTTGGAGAACTAACCACTTCAAAAGAAGAAAAACAACATTTTAATACAATGTTTGGATAAATTTATATATTTTTGTAAATTAATTAATTACGGATAATGGAAGATAATACAGGATCATATATTTTAGGAGACTTACCTAGACAAAGGGTGTCTCGTAAGAAAAAAGGAAAGAAGTGGGGCCGAACATGTATCGATGAGTTAGAAAAAATAACTTATGGTGATGTTAATTATAATGGCCGATCTTCAAGATATAAGAAACAAGTTAACTATGATTTGTTTAATGGTAAATTAAATCAGCAAGATTTTGAATATGTTCTAAATCCTTTTGGAGTTACTGAATCTCAGTTCCCTGCTACAATGCAGCATTATGATATTATTTCTCCAAAACTCCAACTTTTGATGGGGGAAGAAATAAAACGACCATTCAATTTTAAAGTAGTCTCTCATGATCCTGAAGCTATTTCAAAGTTAGAAGAAAAGAAAAAAGAAATGATGATGCAGTATCTTTATTCTGTAGTAGTTAGCCCAGAAGAAGAACAAGCACAACAACAAGAACTTCAGCAACTGCAACAAACAGATCCAGAGGCAGCAGCAACTTATCAACCAAAAACTCCAGTTCAGATTGAAAGATATATTAATTATGAATATAAAGATCTGAGAGAAGTTACTGCTCAAAGTATTTTAGAGTATTTGTTAAAATCAGATAATATAATGCTTAAGTTCAATGATGGATTTAAAGACGCATTAATAGCAGGAGAAGAAATTTATTGGGTAGGAGATATTTCTGGAAACCCAACAGTAAGAGTTTGTAACCCACTTGATGTTCGAGTAATTTTAGACCCAGATTCACCTTGGATAGAAGACTCTCAAGCAGTCATAGAGGAGAGATGGTTAACACTTTCCACAGTTCTTGATGAGTACTATGAATATTTAGAACCACAAGAACTTGATAGACTTGAGAATGGTATAGGAGGTAGAGGTACAAATTCGTCTGGTGATTTAAATTATCCTTATGATGAATTTAATATTATAAATGTAAAAAATGTTTTAGATACAGTAGGTAATGGAATTGCTGATCCAGGTATGATTAAATCTTACCGATCAAATGGAATGATTAGAGTTCTACAGGTAGAATGGAAATCTATGAGAAAGATTGGGATAGTAACTTATTTTGATGATGTAGGACAAGCTCAGGAAGATATTGTAGATGAAATTTTTGAGGTACCGGATTATGCTGAAAAGAAAGGAAAGAAATGGTTATTTGATGGAGTAGAGTTACAATGGTT